ATCCTGCATTTGACAAGTATCTTTACATCGATACAGTAACCCCAGATACTTTTAAGGTTAATGTTTTATTAGGAACAACTCCAACTAATACAGATCCTCATACATTTGTTTCTGCAACTGCAAATGCTGTTCAGACTCTCAACTATGTTGGTATTACAACTTCAATTTTCCAAGATCACGAAAGAGCATTACCAGTAGTTGGTATTATATCTGATAGAACATTTGAAGTTCAAGTGGGAATGACTACTATTCCTCATACCTATCATGGTGGTGGATATACATATGAGTTCTTCAATGATCTAACATTTGGTTCTGGATATAGAGATCCTGTTTCTGTTATTGTTAGTGATATAGAATTTGCTCACAAATTTGTCTCATCTAGTGCAAATTCAATTGTTGCTAATACAACAACCAACTTTACACCATCAACTGTTGATTATGCTTCATCTACTGGTGATTTAATATTAACAATAGGTAATAATCACGGATTATCACAAGCAACTTTACATGATATAGATGGTGCTACTTATAATCCAACAACTGGTGCGGTGACAATTACTGCAGGTGTATTGACTAATGGTCATAATTTCTCAAATGGCGATTATATTAAGATAGCAGATAATTCAATAACCTTCACTTGTGATATGGATGGTAATGTATCTCAGAAGACTTATCCTAGACCTTCTGATCCTATAAGTGGAAAATGGATTACTATTAGCAATGTAACTCAATTTACATTTGATATTAATGTTGGAACATCACCTGGAGTATCATTTACACCTTCTAATGCAAATTATGATCCAGTTACAGGTTTGATGGAATTGGTAATAGGTGCTCATACTCTAAGACCAGGTACAAGTATCAAACTTGCATCTGAATCGATCAAATTCATGTGTGATGTAGATAACAACTCTGCTGAAAAAGCATATCCAAGGGCAACAGATCCTTTCAATGATACTGCAATCAAGATTGAATCTGTTACAGATACATCTATTACAATCCAAACATTAACTACAATACCATCAACAAATATAACAAAACATACTTTCTCTAGTGCTAATCCGAATGCAGTAACAACTGGTGGAAATTATACACACGCATTTGTTAGTAATCAAGATGTTGCAAAACAAGCATTATCTAGAACAACCGATACTGTTACAATCGTAACAGAATCTTTGAACTTTACTTGTTCTAGAGATAATCATAATAGTGTTCATCCATATCCAAGATCAACTGATCCAGCTGCTGGACAAACATTAGGAATTGATAATGCTACATCAAATACAATTACTATTAATGTTGGATCTGGTGGAGGTGGTGGAACTGGTGCTGTTATTGAAACAAAAGTTGCAACTAATAAGCATAAATTTGAAAGTTCTCAAGCAAATAGCGTTACAGTTTCCTATGGAACTACAACTATAACAGATGCAACTTATGAACCATCAACTGGTGAATTAATTATTACTAGTAATAATCATAATGTTAGTGGTGCTTCTACCATAACACCAACAAATGCATCTTATGTTAAGAATACTGGAAATCTAACTCTAACTAAAACTAATCATGGATATCAAGTTGGTGATAAGATTTTAATTGAAAATTATGGTCTAACATTTACATGTACTAAAGATAACAATCAAACAGAGCATTCATATCCAAGACCAACTGATTATGCAAGTGGAAAATGGTTAAGTATCGCAGCAGTTCCTAGTGTAGATACATTCAGAGTTAATGTAAATCCAAATCCATCTGAATCACAATTTACACATACATTCGTACCTAGTAAAACTGTAAATGGTTGTATTCAAAAATCAAATGCAACTGCAACAATCGCACCTAACTCTCTTATATTCAGATGTGCTCAAGATAGTTATCAAACAATCCATGCATACCCAAGAACAACTGATCCAGCATACAATACAGCATTGCCTGTTGGTAAGGTAACAATAAACACTATGAGATTGCAGGTAGGTAAATCACCTGCTGGAACTGGTGGTGCATTAGAATTTACTGTGAAGAATCCTGGTGCAAAATACGTTAATCCTCTGATTGAAACTCCACAACCAGTTTATGAAGATATGCCAGTTGTTGGTATTTCTAGATTAGGTGTAGGAAAAACTGAAGATACTGGAAAGAATTTATTAATGAATTTAAAAGTTGGTGCTGCTAGAACTTCAGTTGGTACTGCTAAGAGTATGTTTGAAATATCCGAATTTACTATTTCAAGACCTGGTCATTCATTTGCTGTTGGTGATAAATTTAAACCAATTGGATTAGTTGTTGATAAGAGATTACAGCAACCATTACAAGAGTTTGAATTAGAAGTTGTTCAAACATTTAATGACTACTTCTCTGCTTGGCAATTTGGAGAATTGGATTTCATTGATAGTTTAAATTCCATGCAGAATGGAACTAGAAGAAGATTCCCACTATTCTTTAATGGACAACTATTAAGTTTTGAAATTGATGAAGACTCAGTATTAGGTGATCAAATAGATTTAAATGCTGTTTTACTAATATTCGTAAATGGTGTTCTACAAACACCAAAATATGCTTATCAGTTTGAAGGTGGAACAACATTTACATTTACTGAAGCACCAATGGCAAGTGATAAAGTTGATGTATTCTTCTATAAAGGTCAAGATGGTGTTGATATTGAACTTGTTAATGTGAATGAAACTATTAAGATTGGTGATGATGTTATTCTTCATAAGCATCCATCATATCCAGATACTATAGACCAAGAAAAAGAAAGAACTATAAAAGATATTCTTGGTTCTGATCTTGTTGAAACTACAATGTATCGTGGTATTGGTATTAATGAAAATCAATCCAAACCTCTTGATTGGACAAAACAAAAAGAAGATAAAATTATTAAAGGTGAATTAATTTCTAAAGCAAGAGAAACTATTGAACCTCAAATATACCCAACAGCAAAAGTAATTTATGATGTAACTACTACTGATGGTGCTGGTCTTACTGGTGGAATATTTGTAGATGATGCAGAATCATTCTTCTATGAAGATATAGACAATCCAGCATTAGAATCTGGTGACAGATATAATGTGGTTATTAGTGCAGTCGATGCATTATTAATGTCACCAGCAACTTCAACTCCTGCAGCAATATCTGCTAATGTGAGTGCTGCTGGAACAATTACATCTTTAAATATAGATAATTCTGGTAGTGGTTATGTTGGTTCTGCTGCCACAATAAGCATTGCTGCTCCAATTGGTGTTGGTATTGGAACAACTGAAAAATCTAAGTATGCTGTTGTTGGTGTATCTACATTTGCAGAAGCAACTGCAACTATAGTAGATGGAAAAGTAACTGATTATGATATTACTAATATTGGATTAGGATATAGTGAAATAAATCCACCTCAGTGTATAGTTAGACATCCACAATATGAAACTGAGAAGATTACTTCTTTCTCAAATGTTGAGGGTTATACTGGTATTATTACTGGAATAACAGGAACAAATGCTGGTGGTGGAAAACAACTTAAGTTCTTCTTCACATCATTTAAATCAAATGCAAATAAATTAGCAGTTGGATATCCTGTTCTAATTAAAGATACTAAAATATCTGTTGGATCTGGAGTTACTTCTGTTGATAATAATGATGATGAAATTGTTTCAATTGGATCAACTTTCCTTGATAATATCTACAAGGTTCATTCATTCATTCAATTGAATGATAATCAGGCAGAAATTACATGTAATGTTCTAAGTACAACTAACGGTATTGTTGGAATAGCAACAACTGGTTTCTACGATCAAACTAATATCGGTGCAACAATATCTCTTGGAAAATTAACTTGGGGTAGATTATATAATGGAACTAGATCAACATCACCAATTTCTATTGGAGTTACTGGTCTAACTGTTGATTCTGGACTATCAACATTCCCAACTATTCAAAGAAGAAATTATGGTGGTGTTGATGCAGAACCTGGACTTAGAAATACTGGTTCTATAAGGGTAGTTACTGGATTATAATAAACAGTGTAATTATGTCTATAAATAAAGAAAAAATGTCTAATTTATAATCATGCCAGCAATTGTTACTGATCAGTTTAGAATTTTAAACGCAAACAATTTTGTTGAATCAGTAGAATCAACTCAAAATTCATATTATGTTTTTATTGGATTGTCAAATCCTGAAGGAACTCCTACACCAGATGTTAGAGTTGGATATGGTAGATCTGAGGAGTGGAATACAACTGGTAAAACACCTAAACCAATAGATAGTTTTTCTAGTATTGCCCATACGGGTGACACTATGATGTTTGGTAAGAGAATTTCCTCTGCAAACATAAGAAGAATTATAAGAAGGATAGATTGGGCTGCTGGAAAACGATATGAAATGTATCGTGATGATTATTCAACTGTAGAAGGATATCAAAGTCCCAATACATCATCTAGTAGATTGTATAATGCAAACTATTATGTAATGAACTCTGATTTCAAAGTATATCTTTGTATATCAAATGGATCTAATGGTTCTAACCCAAAAGGTAATATATCTCAGGATGAACCAACATTTACTGATTTAGAACCCTCTAGAGCAGGTACTAGTGGTGATGGATATATTTGGAAGTATCTTTACACAGTTTCTCCTTCAGACATACTAAAATTTGATTCAACTGAATATATTACAGTCCCTAATAATTGGACATCTACTACAGATGCTCAAATTAAAGCAATTCGTGAGAATGGTGATTCTACTTTAAATAATAATCAAATTAAGCATATTCAAATTGAAGATGCTGGTGGAAAATATTCTGATGGATTAGGGCAAGAGGTTGATATAATTGGAGATGGTACTGGAGGAAAAGCTAGGGTTGATGTTGTTGGTGGTATAATCCAAGATGTTCAGGTTAGTTCTGGAGGAAATGGATATAGTTATGGTTTAGTTGATCTAGGTGCATTGCAAGATTCAGCACATCCATCAAATCAAAGAGCAAAATTAGTTCCAATTATTCCACCATCTCTAGGACATGGTTATGATCTTTATAAAGAATTGGGTACTGATAGAGTTTTGATATATGCAAGATTTGATGATTCTACCAAAGATTTTCCATCAGATACAAAATTTGCACAAGTTGGTATAGTTAAAAATCCAACACAGGTTGGAACTTCTAACACTTATACCGATCCTACTTTTTCATCATTGAAAGGTATGATATTTGAAACAGTTTCTAATGTTAAACCTTCTATAGGTGAGCGTATAACTCAAACATTAACTTCTGGAAAGATTGCACAAGGTTATGTTGCTTCATATGACACAGAGACAAAAGTTTTAAAGTATTTTGTAGATAGATCTTTAAATTTCTCTACACCTTTGAATGATCAAACTGATTTTACTGGCATTACAACAACTGGTAGAATATATCCATTTGAATCAACTGCAGGTGCAATAAAAGGTGATAGTTCTAGTTTCTCTGGGACAATTAATAATTCTTTTACTGGAATAACTACAAACCCAAGTGGAACTAAGTTGATTGATTTAGGTATTACCTTTACAAATGGGTTGGCTGATAATGAGATAAATAAAGGATCAGGGGAAATTGTTTATCTTGACAATAGACCATTGATCGCTCGTAATGAAAGACAAAAAGAAGACGTCAAAATCATCCTGGAATTCTAAAGAAAATGCCACAAAAGACTAACTTAAATATAAGTCCTTATTATGATGATTTCGATAAGGCAGATAACTTTTACAAGGTACTGTTTAAACCTGGATTTCCAGTTCAAGCAAGGGAATTAACTACTCTTCAATCAATACTTCAAAGTCAAGTAGAATCTTTCGGAAGTCATATTTTCAAAGAAGGATCTATGGTTATTCCTGGTGGAGTAACTTATGATAGTACATATTTTTCAGTAAAAGTAAATCCAGATCATTTAGGTATTGATGTTACAGTATATCTTGACGCATTAATAAACAACAATAATGGTAAGGGGACTAAAGTTGTAGGTCAGAATTCTCAAATAGTTGGAACAATTAAAAACTATGTTCTACCACCAAATGAAGGTGTTGATGATATTACTATTTTTGTCAAATATAATGAGTCTGGTGTAAATTCTCTAAGTGAAATGTTTCCTCATGAGGAGATATTAACTCTTAAGGAGAATGTTACCTATGGCAACACTACATTAAATGCTGGAGAAACAGTTTTAACCGTATTATCAGAAGATGCTACTGCTACTGGATCTGCATTTGGTGTTGATAATGGAATATATTTTATCAGAGGAACATTTGTAGATGTTCAAAAATCACTTATAGTATTAGAACCATATTCAAATAAACCATCATATAGAGTTGGTTTTGAAATATTAGAAACTATAGTAACATCAAATGACGATCCTTCATTAAATGATAATGCTAAGGGATTTACTAACTATGCAGCACCAGGTGCTGATAGGTTTAAAATAAGTGTTAAATTAGCAAAGAAAGCACTTTTAGATTATGAAGACACTAACTTCGTAGAATTAATGCGAGTTAGGGATGGTGAAATTAAGAAGTTACAAGCAGAATCTGTATATTCACATATAGAAAAATGGATTGCTGGTAGAACATATGATGAATCTGGTAACTATGCAATACAACCATTCAGAGTTAATCTTCAAAATTCTTTAAATGATGAGATTAGTTCCAACGGTTTATTTGTTGAAGGGCAAAAAACTGATGATGGTGCTGATCCATCTGACGATTTAATGTGTGTTAAATTATCATCAGGAAGAGCGTATGTTAGAGGATTTGATGTTGATGTTTATAATAAAGTTATAGATGTAGAAAAACCAAGAGATACAAAAACAGTTAATGTAGCATCTGTTCCATTCAGAATGGGTAGTTTGTTAAAGGTTAATAATGTAGAAGGTATTCCTTGGGCTAATATTGGGGGATCAACTGCAAATATAGTTGGTCTTTACAACCGCAGAAAAGGAACAGGTAATGTTGATCCATCAACTAATGGTCCTACTGGTAGTAATGCTATAAAGATTGGTGATGCTCGTGTTTATTCATTTAATGTATCTGATTCTGCATATACTGATGATTCTACAGAGTGGGATCTTCATTTGTATGATATTCAAACATATACAATACTACAAATTTCTAATCCAGGTACAGATGTTACGGCTACAGTACCACTTTCTAGTCGTGTTAGAGGACTTAGTAGTGGTGCAATAGGATATGTTGCAAACCATACAGGAAATCCTAATGAGATTAGTTTATCTCAAACAACTGGATCTTTTGTTCAAGGTGAAGTATTAATATTCAATGAAAAAACAACTTCAACAAATTGTTCTGTATTAAAAGTTTTACCATACGCTGTTGATGATATTAAATCAGTTTGGCAAGATGCAGATACTCTAGATTCAAGTTTGGTTTCTGATTTTAGTGCTGATTCTGTTCTATATGATAGAGTATTGCCTAATTTTTCTAAATTTGATGCTCTAACTGTTACTGGTGCTACTAATGGAAATAGTGCAGCAGCAGTATCTCCACGTAGAAGATTTGCAGGAAAGGTTGGTATTAAAACCGATTCCATAGTTGGATATTCAACTGATGTAGGAGGTCAAACCTACAATAGAGTTGCTATTATACAACCAGATGGTTCAACTTTACAATTACAACCTGTTGTAGATGTATCTGGTGTTAATAGTGGTAGGATTCTTGCTGGTGTAACTACATCTAATACATTTAGAATTAAATCACCTAAAATTATTAATTTAAATAACTCTGGTCTATATGCTAGATTACCAAAAAGAAATGTTTCTGCTGTAGATTTTTCAAATTCAACTCTATTAATTAAACGTCAAGTAACGGGTAAAACACCAAGTACTGGAACATTATCTATTAGCACTTCCGATGCATTAGATGTTGGTATTACTAGTGCTTTCTTTGAACCCTTTGATGTTGAAAATTACTCAATACATTATAATAATGGTACTGTTGAACCATTAACATCTGATCAGGTTGTTATAACAAATGGTGGAAATGATATATCATTTAGTGGTTTGACTGCTAATCTTCCATGTACAATAGGAGTAACTCTTAAAAAAGTAGGATTAATTACTAGATCGAAAGATTATATTAGAAGTTCAAAATTAGAGATTACAAGAACTGTTGGTGTATCTACTAATAGTGGATTAGATTCAAGCAATTTCTATGGATTGAGAGTAGAAGATTCTGAGATATCGTTAAATGTTCCTGATGTAGTCAAGATTCATGCTGTGTATGAATCAAAGAATATTGGCACTGCGACCTTAGATAAATTAACTTTTGTTTCTGGTTTGGCGTTAAACACAAATACAATAGTTGGTGAGAAAATAGTAGGTAAATCAAGCAGAGCAATTGGTCAAGTTGTTAATAGAGTATCTGCTACAGAAATAGAATTTGTATATTTAAATGATAACACTTTCTCTAAAGGAGAAACTATTAATTTTAAAGAATCTAATATTGAAACCAATCTACAAAAGATAACATTAGGTAACTATACAAATAAAACATCAAATTATATCTTAGATAAAGGACATAAGAAACAATATTCTGATTATTCAAAATTGGTAAGAAAAAATAACGTTTCTATACCTTCAAATAGACTGTTAGTTATTTTTGATTATTATAAGACTCAAAATGAAACTACTGGAGATGTTTTTAGTGCAAATTCTTATACTAAAGATAGATATACAACAGATATTCCTTTTGTAGAAAGAGATAGAGGAACTGATATTTTAGATTTCAGACCTAGAGTTAATCCATTCGATCCTTCAGTAACTTCAGGAACTCCGTTTGATTTTAATAATAGGACATTTGAATCAATAACAAAATATGTTGTTGCACCTAATCATAGTTCTATTGTTGGATATACTTATTATCTACCTAGAATCGATAAGTTAGTTATTGATAAATTTGGTGCTAAAAAACTAATAAAGGGTGTTTCTGCTGATTATCCAGCACCACCTACAGAAATTGGTCCATCTATGGAAGTAGCAGAGATAACACTTCCACCATACTTATATGATCCAATCAAAGATCCTAAGATTAGATTATATGATAATAAAAGATATACCATGAGAGATATTGGTAAACTTGAAAAGAGGATTAATAATCTTGAAGAAATGACTTCATTGACTGCTCTTGAATCTGATACCAAATCTTTACAGGTTACAGACGCTGATGGATTAGATAGATTTAAGACTGGATTTGTTGTAAATGATTTTAAAGATAGAAACTTTATTGATTTTAATAGAAGTTCTGGTTCTAGATGTGATGTTGATATTGTTAATAAAGAATTAATCAGTGCGGTTGATTTCTGGTCATTACAGGCGAATTTGGCATATGATCCTGCAATTGATGCAAATAATGTAGATAGTAATGCAAATATTAAGTTGCTTGATCCAAATTGCCAAAAAACTGGAGACTTAATAACATTAAAATATGATCAGGTTGCCAGTGAAATTAAAAATCTTCAAGCAACTCAAGTTGAAAATATTAACCCATTTAATGTTATTGTTTTTGCTGGTAGTGTTCAATTAGATCCACCATCAGATAACTGGACTAGAACTATTTACATTGATAACTTTAGAGAAGAAAGTAGTGGTGCTACATGGGCTGAGGAAGCGAATGTTGTTAAGGATGAAACTAATTCTGTTACTGATATAAATGTAACTGAAGTTGAGGTTCCACCAATAGATGCTTTCAGAAGGATAGGAAATCATAGAGATATTACTACTACAAGAAGAACTACAACTACTAGAACAAAAGAAACAAGTTTCACAAATGTTCTAGAAAATGAAGGTCGTGAATTTGATTATGTTGAAAGTATTAAAATTAACGGAATAACTGATCCATTCATGCGTTCTAGAAACGTAGGATTTAATGCAAATGGTTTAAAACCATTTACAAAACATTATAGTTACTTAGATAGTGGAATTCCTGATTTATTCCCCAAATTAACTGAAATTGAAATGTCTTCTGGAACATTTACTGTTAATGAAGATGCTATTGTATTTAAAAATGGTAAAGAAATTGCTGTAGTAAGACTTTCAGCACCAAATCATAAGTATGGTGTTGCTGTAGTTGCAATGAGTTCTACAGCATCTGTAACTACATCTTCAGTTAATATTACAGGTGGAAGTGCTGAAACCTATCAGGTAGATGTTTTTGATAGAGATAGACCAGCACCATCTGATCTATATTCAGCAACATCAAGAATACTTAATGTAGATACTGTAGCATTAGCAAATAATTCTGCATACTATGGGTATATTAACAATGGATGTACAGTTGTAGGTCAAACTAGTGGTGCAACAGCAACTGTAACAAATGCAAATATATATTCCGATAATTGGGGTGATATTTTAGGAACATTCTTCTTTAGAAATTCAAATGCAGTTCCAGCACCTCCAAATCTCTTTAGAACAGGAACAAAGACATTTAAAGTTACTGCTGCTCCAGTAGGTACAGTAACCCTACCAGGAAGCACTGCAATGGCAAGTGATGCAACTGGAACATACTATGCAACTGGAACGATTCTAACGCAAACTTCAAATATAGTTGGGGTTAGAAATCCACCCGAACCTGCTCAGAGACCAAATGAGACATCAACTGAAATATCAGTAAATGAAGAATCTGAAACTGAGAGAATAGAAGCACCTTATAGAGATCCTTTAGCACAATCATTCAGAGTTGATGAAACTGGCATGTTCTTAACATCAGTTGATGTTTATTTTGCAAGTAAGGATCCAGCAGCTAAAGTATTTGTTGAGATTAGAGATGTTGAGTTAGGAACTCCAACTAATTTCCTAGTACAAGATTATGCACAAGTGGCATTAAATCCAGGAGATATTCAAACATCTACTGATGCATCAATAGCAACTAATATTAGATTCCCATCACCAGTTTATCTAGAAGCAGGTAAAGAATATGCTCTTGTATTCTTATCTCCTTCATCTGATCTGTATGAAATGTGGTGTTCCACAATGGGTCAGAAAACTGTTAAGACTGCAAATTTACCAGATGTTGAAAGTGTTGTTCATACTAAGCAATATATTGGTGGTAGTTTATTTAAATCACAAAATGGAACTATTTGGACACCAAGTCAGTATCAAGATTTAACATTCCAATTATATAAAGCAGCATTTGTTCCTAGTGGAACAGTTACTTTCTATAATGATGATATTGATGCAGGATATGCTAATACTCAAGTATTATCTGATAATCCAGTTAGAACACTTCCTAGAAAATTAAAAGTTAAAGTTACTGGTCTTACTGCTGCAGATGCTCCTGTTGGTAGAAAATTAAGCACTGGTGCTACTACTGATAAAGAAGATGTAAGTATTACTGGTATTGTAGAAAAAGTTGCAGCACCTATTGCTACTGCAACACAACCAGAAATAGTACTTGGTGGTGCTGGTTATGAATTTACAAACCAATCCTCTGATGCTGATCCAGTTGCTAATACTATTCCAATAAAATCAATAAATGGAGATGGTTCTGGAGCAACTGCAAGTATTACTATTGATGGTACTACTGGAGCAGTTAAACTTATTGAGAATATAACTGCTGGTAGTAGATTTACTGTCGGTGATGTTGTTACTATTGATAATGAAAGTGGTTTGGTAAGTAAAGGTGCTGGTGCTACTTTCGCAATTAAAGAAATTGCTGGTACTATTGATACTGTATATCTAACAGATGTTCAGGGTGAAGTATTTAAAAATGGAGATGCCATTATACATTATGGTACTAATAATGATACTAGAACCACAGCAACTGGTGCTAGTGTTAGTGGTGATTCTGAAGTTCTTAGTGATCTCAATACTGGAAATGTTATTGAAATTATTCAACCAAATCATGCTCATCACGGAACTAATAATAAAATTAAGATTAAAGGAATTGAACCAGATTCAGTTTCAACAGAGACAACTACAGCATTGAATGATGAAACTCTTGTTGGTGTTGGAAATACAATTATCTTTACTCAGTTTGCTGGTATTACTACTGATAGGGGTGAAGCATTAATCGAATCCGAAGTTGTTTCATATGTTGTTGGATCAGGACAACTTATAATTGATGGTAGAGGATTGGGTGGATCAGTTAAGACTCAACATCCAACAGATGTATCAATACAACCATATGAAATAAATGGGTTCCCATTAGTTGGTATTAATAGTACTCTTAATGTTCCTGCTAATACTACTTTAAAAAATGCATCAAATATTGATAACTATTACTTGGAAATTGATAGAGGAACTGGACCTAGATCTGAAAATGTAGCAGACAATAAAACACTTGTATGTTTTACTACTGAAAAGGGTGTTGGTGGTAATACTGTTGGAATATCACAAAATCATCAGTATAGTACTTTATCTCCCGAATTGAATGCCATTACGCCAGGTAAAGGAACTCGTCTTACAACTTCAGTTAGAACTGTTAGTGGAACGAGTGCGGATGGAAATGAAGTATCATTCATTGATCAGGGATTTGAACCAACTATTTTAAATGAAACTACATTCTTCCCAACACCTAGATTATGTGCATCTAAAATAAATGAAGTAGAAAGATTGCAAACTTTACCTAAGAATAAATCTATAGCATTGAAGATTGATATGACATCAACAGATAAGAATCTATCTCCAGTGTTAGATACGAAGTATGCTACTTTTGTTTTAGGTAGAAATAAAATCAACAATCCAGTATCAGATTATATTACTGATACGAGATCAAATACCTTAGTAGATGATCCACACGGATCAGTATTTGTATCTAAGAAGGTTACTTTAAAGCAACCTGCGACTTCTCTTAAAGTATTTGTTGCTGGTAATGTTCAACCAGAAGCAGATTTTAGAGTATTCTACAGATTATTTACTGCAGATTCAAGTGAGGTTTCTCAAACATATAGAGCATTTCCTGGACACAAAAATCTAATAGATACTGATGGGGATGGTTTTGGTGATGATATTATTGATCTTGGGTTAAATGATGGTACTGCAGATGCCTATGTAAAACCAAATGGATTAGATGATTTCTCAGAATATCAATTTACTATGAATGATTTAGAATCATTTGATGGATTTACAATTAAGATTGTGATGACATCAACAAATGAATGTGTTCCTGTTAGATTAAAAGACTTTAGAGCAATTGCGTTAGCGTAATGAAAACTTTTCAACAATTTATATCACTATGTGAAGGTGGTTTAGCAAGGCAA